AAAAACCGGCCAACAGAACGATGCGCCATGGTCAGAAACGTCCCGATTCTCAAATATGTGCGTCGCCCCAACGCGCCCGAATCGAATCGCGGCCTCACGCAAATGGCCATGGAACAGTTCGAACTTCCCGGTCCACTGGCGGGAGTTCGGGTTGTCTTCTACACGCTTCACCAGTGGCCGCAGCAATGCTGCAAACATCTGCACACGCCACAACTCAGGGATCGCCGCACCACGCGAGCGCGTCTCAAGCTCCTCCTTCCGGGTGGCGTTCTTCTTAACAACGGGGAGGCATAACCATGCATGCTGATCCAAGAACGAGAAATCACCAGCAATCATACGACCCCAAAATCTGTGGGCCAGCACCAACGAACCAGGCCACGCTTCTGCCTTGGTCTGCCCGAAATTCACACGGCTCACCCACCCAGGGTGTCGCTTCATTGCATCCTTTGACAATAGATCCAGGGGGGACGCACGCCACAGATCTACGGCATTGACTTTCTCAGTGCCGCCGAGCCCGAGTGTATAAGACAGCGCCCACAGCGCAAAATCCCTAAAGGATATCCCACCATGCCGCGGCGACGCAGCGTGCCAGCTCCAGCCATCAGGGAGCTGGAACGTTTGCCCGCAGTACTTAAAGAGCTCAACCTTCGCACTCCACGGGTTGGGGGGAACTTTGGTTAACCTAACAAGGTGCTGTTTGATAGGATGATCACCGAGCTGGTCCAAGAACATCAAAAAGTAATCATTATTACTCACGGGCTTCATCGGCAACTTCACACGATACTTCTCTTCCGTCACAACGCCGACTAAACGCATCCCTCCGCCCGGAATCAAGCTCGCCAGCGCGCCTGTTGCGAGCTCAAGTGGTAGGTTAAAAGGGATCGTCGTGGACTCGACGATCCTAGCGTTTCTATAGGGGTTCGGCGTCGCACTAAGCAGTCGCATCTGCGCTGAAGGCTGCTTCGGTGCGTCCTGGGTGACAAGCGCCGGGTCCAAAGGGGGGGGGCAACGCTGTGCATGCCCGAGACAAAATCGCGCTCAACGAGGGTAGGGGCCATGCCACGGAGCGGTCGCGTATCAAAGCCGCTGAGCGTGGCTGCCACAACTGTGGCTGGCCACAACAGCAGGTTCAATATGAACCGCCTCGGGGATGAGACTCCAGTCGCGACTTCATTCCTAATGACAGTCACGGCT